AACCGTTCAAGGTGCCTTGATGTAGGCGAACCTCGATTGTGCCATGGCGGTCAAAAGATTCGAGGTTGAGGGATACATACCGATACCGATACCAGCCGTTTAATAACCCTGGGGTGATGACTTACCCACCTGCAATGCTTGCATGTTTAAACGATAAGCACCTGCTTGCAAGGCTATGCATGCAGGCTTGGCTAGGGAGAGGCAGGGCTATGGCAGGCGAAGGATGCCGTAGGTCGAAGTGTTAAGACCTATGAGTACTACCGTAAGACTGACGAACAGTTTGCTACCGCCATTGACAAAATACGCTCAATGACGGCAAGAGGTGAGGTCGGCTCGCCACGAGGGGAAGTACCACCCTTCCCAGAGTTTTCATCTAAATATCTAGGGGTAGATGTCTTTCCCCATCAAAAGCACTGGATTGATTTATTAGAGGGTCGAGAACCTGAGGATTTACATCCTGCCATCTCCTATGAACCTGGGTCAACTGACCTTCTCATAGTCAACACCCCACCAGAACACGCAAAGTCTACGACCATTACGGTCAACTATGCGGTATATCGGATTTGCCAGAACCCTAATATCAGAATAATGATTGTGTCTAAGACACAGGCTATGGCACAGAAATTCCTGCTTTCTATCAAGAATCGTCTAACCCATCCTCGTTATCAGGATTTACAACTAACCTTTGGTCCGCCAGGGGGATATGAAAAAAATTCCGATTCGTGGAAGCAGGACCTAATTTACCTATCCTCCGAGTCTCGTGACTCTGGAGAAAAGGACCCTACAGTTCAGGCTGTGGGTATTCGTGGTCATATCTATGGTGCTCGTGCTGACTTAATCATCATGGACGACTGTGTTGACCACACCAACGCCCATGAGTACGAGAAGCAGATTGACTGGATTCAGTCCGAAGTTATGTCTCGTATTGACAATGACGGCGGACGGCTACTGGTTGTAGGTACAAGACTACGCCCACGAGATTTGTACTCTGAATTGCGTGACCCTATGCGCTACCCAGACGAGACATCCCCTTGGACATACTTTGCCCAACCTGCCGTATTGGAGTTTGCCGAAGATGCGAAAGACTGGGTTACGCTCTGGGCTAAGACCAACATGCCTCCTGTATCTGGCAATGGTGTACCTGATGAGAACGGACTCTACGACAAGTGGACAGGTCCAGCACTGCATAAAAAGCGAAGCCGCATGTCCCCAAACTTGTGGGCTATGGTCTACCAACAGCAACAGGTTCACGAAGATTCTGCTTTCCCATCGGATGCTATCAAAGGCGTTATTAACGGTGCTCGCAATATTGGCATTATCCCGAAGGGTAAGCATGGCGTTCGACCTAATGGTATGGACGGGCTTATTGTGGTTGCTGGTCTTGACCCCGCTGGCTCTGGTTATACCGCCGCTGTGGTTCTTGGCTTGGATGTTTCTACGCAGAAGCGTTACTTGCTGGATGTCTCCAATGTTGCGGGGATGAAACCAGATGACATTCGTAACTTAATTAAAGACTGGACTGAACGCTACAGAGTTACAGAGTGGCGTGTTGAGAAGAACGCATTTCAGACAATGCTTACGCAGGATAGAGAAGTCCGTGAGTTCTTAACTCGCAGTGGCTCTATGTTGCGTGAACACCATACTGGTCAGAACAAGTGGGACTCAGACTTTGGTGTGGCATCTCTAACAACTTTGTTTTATGGCTGGGATGAAGGCAATGCTCTTATTGAGTTCCCTTCAACACATTCATCTGAGGGTCTTAAGGCTCTCATTGAACAACTCGTGACATGGTACCCAGATGCACCTAAGTCACAAAAGACAGATACAGTCATGGCGTTCTGGTTCGCAGAACTTGGATGTCGTGACCGCTTGGCAAGTGCAACTAACTTTTCTAAGAATCACAACAGAATGGGCATGTTTCATACGCCGTATGACCGCTCACAACAATACACCGTCAATCTTGACGAACTATACGCATAGAACAGGAGGCGAATGTGGCTCTATCTTTAGATGATATTAAAGATAACTATGACCGCTACCGCCAGCAATTCGCCGAGCGAGACAGCCGCATGGAAGCAGTGCTGCTTGTCCGCAAGGGTCGCATGCGTGATGTTTACCCAGACCTTTTCCCCGATGGTCCTTTTGAAAATCCTATCGTGGCAAATATGGTGGACATTGCAGCACGCGATTTGTCAGAAGTAATTGCTCCGCTACCAGCATTTAACTGCAACTCACCTACAATGGTGTCAGAGTCTGCTCGTAAGAAAGCAGACAAGCGTGAAGAAATTGTTAACTCTTATGTTGACTTCTCTGATTTGCAAAGTCAAATGTTTACAGCCGCTGACCGCTATATCAGTTATGGTTTTGTTCCAGCACAAGTAGAGTACGACATGGAAGCGCAGATGCCTCGCATCCGTTTCTTAGAAGCAGTTGGTTCTTACCCAATCATTGACCGCTTTGGAAATGTTAACGCTCTCTACCAGCGCACAATGAAGCCAGTATCTGAACTTATGGCTTTGTACCCAGAGTATGCACACATCTTGTACGACAAGGATGAGCACAACTCAATGACATCTTTGTTGGAAGTTGTGCGTTATCACGACAAAGACCAAGATGTTTTATTTGTACCAACACGCAATAACCTTGTTATTGACCGTGCTAAAAACCCTATTGGCGAATGTATGGTCCGCGTTGTTATGCGCCCATCACTTGACTCACAGGCTCGTGGTCAATTTGATGATGTATTGCCAATCCAAGTAGCAAAGGCACGCTATGCACTTCTCTCACTTGAAGCAGCAACTAAAGCAGTTCAAGCACCCATGGTCGCACCACGAGATGTCAGATATTGCTCTTGGACCAGATGCTATCATTCGTACAGAACGACCTCAAGATGTCCGAAGAATCCCATTGGAGATACCAGCAGGTGCTTTTGCACAGCAGCAGGTTCTTGAAGGAGAGTTGCGTTTAGGCTCTCGCTATCCTGAATCTCGTACAGGTAACATTGATGCTTCAATCGTTACAGGTCGTGGTGTTCAAGCCCTTATGGGTGGATTTGATACACAGATTAAAACAGCACACGCAATGTTTGCTCGTGCTTTCGTAGAACTCATGAGCCTTGCACTTAAGGTAGATGAGCAAGTATTTGGAGATGTTGAGAAGAACCTTCGTGGTACTCGCAACGGAACTCCTTACAACATTAAGTACAAGCCAAAGAAGGACATTGATGGTGATTACACCGTAGATGTTCAGTATGGCTTGATGGCAGGACTTGACCCTAACCGTGCGTTGGTGTTTGGTCTACAGGCTCGCGGTGATAAGTTAATTTCACGCGACTTCCTACGCCGTCAGATGCCTTTCTCTTTCAATGCAACACAGGAAGAAGAAAAGGTTGACACCGAAGAACTACGCGATGCAATGAAGCAAGCGATTGCCTCTTATGCACAAGCAATTCCTGCGTTAGCATCTCAAGGTCAAGACCCATCTGACATTCTTTACAAACTTTCTTCCGTCATCAACGCACGCCAGAGAGGGACTTCAATCGAAGTTGCGGTTTCTGATGCGTTTAAACCACAGAATCCCCCACCTGGTGCGATGACCCCTGAGGGTATCGTAAGTCCTGACATGATTGGGCAGCCAGGAGCGGTCCCACCAGGTGAGGGCGGACTTCCTATGGGTATGGGTGCTACTGGTCGTATGCAAGGTGTAGCACCAGGACAGATTGCCCCAGGTGGTCGTCCAGATGTTCAATCTCTTTTAGCAGGATTAACAGCGAGAGGCGAACCTAATCTACAGGCTTCTCTCCAAAGACGAGTACCAGTATAAAGGGGGTGAAAAATGAAGAAAGCGACAGCAAAGAAAGCAGCAGGAAAGAAGCCAGCGAACCAAGGTTCAGCAGGTAAGCCTAACTACCAGAAGCCTATGAAGTCATCTGTTAAGAAGATGTCTAATAAGTCAGGTATGTTGTACACAACAAAGCAGCCAGGTGGCACACGCGGAGCATAATTCTTAATCCTGAGCATGATTTAAAACTGCTCACCAAATTTTAAAAGACTGAACTTAATTGTGAGGGAACTATGGCACTGCCAAAAAATGAGAACTTCAAGGTGTCCGCAACAGGCGGAGCGGGAACTAATGGTCAACCAGCACGCTATGCAGCAGGCATAGACGGCGCACAGGACTTCTATGACCTACAGACCGCAGCCCAGATGAGTGGCTCAAACCCAGCGTTCTCTGCAGTTCCTTCCCCATCAGGACAACGCCCATTCCGAGGCGATAGCGCACAGCCGCTTGTTCGACTAGATGCGCCAACACAGCGCCCTGATGAAGATGTTCGTACTGGTGCAACCATGGGTCAAGAGACAATGTATGCAACAGATGCAATGGCAAACTCAGAAGATGCAGACCGTATGCGTGCGGCACTACCGTACCTTTCAACGCTTGCAGAGTTACCACAGACATCAAATTCTTTCCGTAACTATGTACGATACCTAAAGAGTGTACTTTGAGTTGGAGTGACACCCTTGGCAATTTTGCCAAAAAACTTCAAGGTAACGGATTTGCCAACGACATAGGCTTACCGACTTTAATGTTTGACCTTGCTTCTGTGTCATCTAATGACAAGAACTGGGTTGGAGATGCGTTCAATCTTGCTGGCGATACATTTCGCTCAAGCGTATTGGCTGCATCTTTTCCAATTCGTAAAGCATCAGGCTTTGCAATTCAAAAGGCTTTACTTCCAGCAGCACAGTTATCATACGAAACTGGTGGGCGTTACCTTCGTGAGCCACTATCGGCTGGATTAACAGCACTTGCTACAGGTGATGTTAAGAAGTCATGGGAAAACCGTGAAGAAATTTCTCCAGGTCAAGCACTTGCTTATTTGCAGTCACGCTTTCCCGTAACTGGAAATGCAGTAATGGGATTTGATGAAGGTTTTGACATCTTCAATCCTAATGACCGCAAAGATTTTGAAACAGACTGGAATCTACGCACCATCACTGGTGCATACGACACATTCTTTACAACAGTAACTGACCCACTAGGCAAGATTGGCAAGGCTGCAGGTCTTGCTCGTAAGGCTTTGGTTACACGCCCAATGGGTGCTGTTGATGCTAACGCTTCAACTTTGGCTCGTGACTTCTTTATGCCAAAGAGTATCCGTAAGACAACTATTATTTCTCCTGAGACTCTTGCAAGAACAATTAACGAGGGTCGTGAAGAAGGCGGAGAACTTTACAATACGCTTTCATGGTTTGCTAAGAGTGACCAAGTTTCATCACGCAGCCATCCAACTGTTGAACTTTCTAATGATGCAGATACATTGTCATACCTTCTTGGTGAGGCAAAAACTGTAGATGATGTAGCAGATACATTTATGGCTACAGCGCTTAAGGACAAAGAAGCAATGGCTCGCCTTGTCGCAAAGCGTAAAGACTTAGCCTTTGTTATGGATAAGATTAAAGATACATCTACAACAGAACTTAATATGTTGGACAATATCCCAACTAACGGCATTGTAGATGACATCAACAAGTTAGATTCAGCAGATGCTCTTGTCAAGAATCTTGATGAAGATGTTTATTTCCGCTACTTAACAACCCTTAATGACAAGGGTGCAGATTTAACTAAGCGTACTTTTGGTGCATCACCATTTGAAAAGATGGCTATTAACCGAGCAGAGCGGCGTGCAGCAGGCTTCCGTGGCAAAGTTGACGATGTTGATACACCAACAAATTTCCCCACAGTAGGTTACTTCCAACCAACCAAGTACCACCCGCTAGTTGCGGTTGTTAACTTTGGTGTGAAAAAGGTGGGCGATGCTTTCCAAGAAAAGCCAGCAGGATATATCAACCTTAATGATTCTGATTCGTATAACGAAATTGCGGCATTTGGCAATCTTCTTCGCCGTGTTGTTGGAGAAGAAGCAACGCCAATCATCGAGCGCCATTTAAACGATTACATTCAATCAGGTGGCACACCAGAACTTCGTGCTCGTGTAGTTGAGTCATTTGAAGATTTAGCAATTACATCTATTAACCGCAAACTCGGCATCTCTGATGAAGCAGGTGCTCGTATCTGGGGAGCATACAAATCTCGCCGCGAGACTGCACGCCAGATGATTAAGGACCGCAAGTTCTT